TAGCATGTTCTTTAGTTCCTACCTTTTCAATGAGATCCTTTGCCTTTTGTTGTTCTGCTGTCATAATTTTTATTTTATTTGTTTCTTAAAATATTTCGAATGTTTCTTGTTCGTAGCTTGTCGGTTTGTAATTTCGCATTTCTTCTGCTAGTGTTTGTGGTTTTAACCAACTTCTATTGTCTAAAATTCCATCATAATATCTTTTACTTTTTATATCGTAACTGAACTCTGCTACACATTCAGTACCCCAATGGTCGAACTTAATTTTCTGCACATGTACAAATGTTTTTTCTTGTTCAAAGTCACGATAAACACAAATTCCATTATCTGCTTTGTTGTAGAAATTAGCACTACCTGCAATATCATAAAGCGTAGGAATTTTCCTTTTTCCTGTTTGAATATCTGATGGCATTTTCGTAGGATGCGCCACTAAAAAACAGTGAACATTTTGCAACTCACAAAATCTTACAATTTCATCTAAAGCCTCTCCCATGTAAGTTGTTTTATCGTCCTTATGTTCTAACTTATTCCATGCGTCAATTACAAAATAATCTAATCCATATCTTTGTTTAATCGCATAAATTTGTTTTAAAATAGATGTCAAGCTAAAATCCTTTTCAGGCTTCAAAAACCAAATACTTTTATCTAAATACTGTTTAATCTCGTTTAATTCATCAATGCTTATTCTATCGTAACCGTCCCAGTTTTTACCGCTTATTTTTCGTACCATTTTTGAAAAGTGCAATTGTGTTGGTCTATTTTCAGGTGAATAAAATGTACCTTTCCAATTATGAAGTATTCTTAGTTGTAAACAGATATAGTCTAAAAAATCAGACTTACCATGTGAAGGAATACCCGTTATTATGGTTAGATAACCTTTTACAATATTTAGTGTAAAATTTGGAATATTTAATGTAACACCTCTATCTAAACCGTTGATATACATATCATCAATTTCATTTGAAATATCAGATATTGTGAATACACCTTCTAACGGGAAATATTGTGCTTTACTTGAAACCGTGACAACAGCATTTAAACCATATTTGAGTAGGTATTCGTTTGCATCTTTACAATCTTCTATCTCGATAAATTTGCAACGCTCAAAACCTAATCTATCAGCTAAATCAAACTTTAATTTTCGACCAGCAATGTCATTGTCCAACCAAAGTATTATTTCTTTTTTATCTACAAAGTAATCATAACAGTTATCTAAGTATTGAAGATTATTTGTTTTTGTGTTAGCACCATTTGGAACAGAAACTACATTACACAAACCAGCTTCAATTAAAGTCAAACAATCAATTTCCCCCTCAACAATAAAACATTTATCAGTATCTTTAATTTCATCTAAATTGTAAAATATTAATTCTGCATCTTTGAATAACTTAAAATTCTTTTTACCGTCACGATATTTTACATTTATAAGTTGATTGTTTCTAAAATAATTGAAGTTTATTGTATTTTCTTCTTTTCCTGTTTGTGGCATCCACTCTAAACTATCACTAATTTTTGTTTTAAGTAGCGTTTTTTGCATTATTCCTCTTTTCTCGAACCATTGTACCACATTCTCGTTTAAATCTGTTTTATTGTGCCATTGTGGTTTTTTATATTCAATTTTATAAATTTCATTTTTTAAGAATCCACTCCAGCCACAGTGATTGCACCTCCAAACTTTCTTGTCTAAATTAACACCCAAGCATTTATCTTTAGATTTTTTTCGTGTGTGTGAACATTGAGGACAAATGCAAGTTGTTTCACCTGTTAATTTTCCATAAGGAATTTGTATGTTGAAATCTGCGTATGTCATCTTACTAATTTTGCTTTCTGTGGTATCAATGTTTTTATATTTTCTCGAATAAATTTTGCAAATGCATTTGGAATATGTTTGTAATCATTAAAACTGAATCCGTTTATAAAATGTTCTCTTAATTTTTTTTGTATCTCAATATCGAACTTCGATGCTTGTAATTGCATTAATAATGATTCGTATAACGTTTGGTGGTTTTTAAAATACCAGTCGACTATATTACCATTTTCAATTTTGCCGTTGACGAGAAAATACTCATCGTCAACTTGTATATTTGTATTATTGTATAATTGTATATCTATACTACTAGTGCTTTGATGTGTGCTTTCACTTTGCTTTGATGTGTGCTTTATTAGTGCTTTGTCAAGTGCTTTGTCAAGTGCTTTTGTCTTTTTTGATAGAGCAATTATATTGCTAGAGTATTGATTTTTTGATATTTCTATCATTTCAATAAACCCAAATTTTACTAAATCATCTAAAGTTTTTTTATAAGTATTATATGATTTTATTCCAATTGCTTCTTTTGCCATTGAAGTTGGTAGTCCAAATTTCTCTTTCCACCCCAATCTATTACAATGCTCAATACAAAAAAAATACAATGCACTATGGTTTGGATTTATTTTTTCAGGATTTTCAAAACACCAATTAAACCAATTTCTTGACAATGTATATATATCTAGCATTATTCCTTAATTTTAAAGCGTGAAATAATTTGTTCTGCTGTTAATCTTTTACCTGTAATATCATTGTTTAAAACACGCAATAAAGTGAAAGTATCGCTACCTAATGGCATTTTATTATGAATTAAAACATAGATTGTATTTACAATATTTCCACGATATAAAGCTATTTCAGTAGGTGTAATTTCTTTAGGTAGATAATCAGTCCAGTTATCACAAATATTGTAATAAAGATTGATTAATGTAGTAATTGTAGTGATTTTATTCATAAATTAATAAATAAAAAGAGCGCCACTAAATCCGATAAACAAAGTTGCGAGGGCTAGTTGACAACCCACTTTGCTTAACATCATTAATGACGCTGTATTGTAATTAAATAATTTTGAACTCATAACAACTAAATTTTTCGCACAGCAAAGGTAACTAATATTTTTTAATTATTCAACTTTATTTTTAAATTTTTACATTATAACCTAATTCTTTTTGTACAGGCTTTTGCAATCTTTGTCTTTTCTCCCAAAGTTCACCACGTAATTCTTTATTTTCACTTTGTATCTGTCGTGAATAACGCTGTATCGTTTGAATGCTAGGTATTTTTTGGTTATCTATTAGGCTAAATATTTCACCTAAGCTATATAGCCTATCTGCGTCGTAAAACATCTCATAAACTAGCATAACTAATAGATTTTCGTTATCTCGTGATTCTGCATTTTCGGTAAGTATTTCTTTTACCTGTGGTTTTATTTTTTTCATTTTTTAATTTGTTTTAAAATCCAAAGTGTTCTATATTTTTCTAAATCCGTACTCAAAAATGTACTTAAAATCTGCTGTTTCTTCTTTTAAAATTTGAATATTTGATAATCCTATTTTCGTACCGTTGTAATTCACGTACTTCCATCCGTTATGCTCTTTAATAGGCAATTCATTCCCTACGTGTGTGATTACTACTTGACGTGTGGTATCGTGTTTAAGTTCATTTAAGTAATTGCTATCCATACTATTGTAAAATTATGCGCATATTTATGAGTTATGTGATATGCTAAGAAGCGTACCATATTTCAAACTTATACTTAGTTTTAGTTTCTTTGACTTTTACCCAAAACGACTTCCAATGATTTTCTATTTCAATACTAACAGCGTTTTTATGACATTGTAAAGCATATAGCGTGTCAGTCAAGTCAAATATATCCTTTTCATATTCAAACTTGTTCCGACTAATTTGATATTGCTTCACATATTCAGCAACAACTTTTAATAGAATATTGTAGTCAATTAAGCTAAAGTGTTTTATTTCTATTGATTTATTCATCACATTAAGATTTTAAGAAGCACATCACATAACAGCATATTGCCAAAAGTGGCAGTTTTGTGGTTAAGTAAACGTTTTTGCTTCTATTAAACATTTTTTTTAAATTCAAGTTTTGTGCTTCTAATTGCCACCTTCGGCAATATGCAATACGTTAGCAGTAATAGGGCAGACGTTCTTCGAATAGATATTTCGTTTGAAAAAATAAAAGAAAAACGCCCACCCACACTACATTAGTAAATTAAATCAACATCTTTTTCATTTTCAGAAAAATACTTTTGCAGATAATCTTTACCATACATTTGAACTGTTTGTGGACTTACTTTGAACTTCCACCTGTTCCCATTTTGTTCCCATTGACCACCATTAAAGTCTTTACCATTGTGATACTTACTTTCATTGCTAAAAGTAATATGGTTTGGCTTTTTGTAAGTATCAGGCAAATGTCCTGTTTGTGGGTCAAACTTAATTTTACCTGCTTTGATGTCTTTCCAAGCACCTTGCAAGTCATAAGCCCCCATTTCATAAAGAACATTGTCTTGCCCCTTGTATCTATCATTTGCCCACTTCCAATATTCGTCAAATTCAGGCTTTGAAAGTCCTGTATTGTAATTTGACACATACTTTAATGATGGGTCTTTTGCACTTTCTTGTCTTATTTTATCAGTAAGTGAAAGTTGCAATAATGCAGCAGGTTCTTCTTTTTGTTGGGTTGTATATTGTTTCCCATTAAAGCTAAACTGTGCAAGTCCTTGTTTTCGAGCATTCGCAAATGCTATTTCAAAATCTGTTGGCATTGTATTTATTTTTTAAATTATTTAATTAAACCCCACGCTTCGTTTTTCTTTTATTTTTTCTTATAGCTTCGTAGAAACATTTGTGGTAGAAATCCCTACTACTGCTAACACGGTATTTACGCTATGTGGGCGGACGTGCTAATATGAACATTTGTGCTTTTATCATCATTTTGTTGTTAATTGAACTTTACTGCTATTAATTCCACACAGCGCAAATACCCGTCCGTTAGGTGCAATGCCAGCGGACACCCTAAAACATTCGGAGTTGGCTGACAAAATCTTTAAAACGCTTTTCTTGTGCTTCATAATATTTTTTATCTAATTCAAAACCCACAAAACTAAATTTCATTTCAGCACAAGCAATTCTATTCGCACCGCTTCCCAAATGTGTATCTAAAATCAAATCGCCTTCCTTTGCATATTCATTTAATAGCCTTTTGTATAATGCCACAGGCTTTTCAGTTGGATGTATTCTATTGGCATTATTGCTATTTATTTTGTAAAGTCTTGCAGGGCTATCAAATGAAGTCCAAGCCTGTTCTATTTGGCTCATAGTTGGCACATAGGTCATTTTATCCCAAACTATAAATGTTCTATGTGCAGGCAGTCCAAAGTAATTTCCACCCCACACAATTTGATTTTTAGATACCCTAAATAGTTGCTCCCAATATTCAGCAGTCGGCACATTATCATCCCAATTGCTTCTACGAATATCATCCATAAATTTAGTTTGTGTATTTTTCTTACTTCCACCATCAGTAGTTCTTTTGCCTAATCCATAAGGGGGGTCAACAATAGCAAGGTCAAAATGATTATCAGAAAAGCGTTTTAAACCCTCTACACAATCCTCATTATACACCACAGAAGGCACTGCACCTAACACGGTATTGGCAAAATTGCCGTTCTGTTTTTCAATTAAACTTTCGTCCATAATTTCAACTTTTGTTTTTCAATTTAGCTTTCGGTTCGGCAACTTCGCCAATACCCATACGTTA